ATTGGTCGGGGTGAAACCCTGACACACGTTCATGCGTCGGAGCTTGCGTTCTGGTCTAAGACCACCGCCGCCGACAACTGGAACTCGCTGACCCAAGCTGTCCCCAATACTAAAGGCACAGCTATATTTGTCGAGAGTACAGCCAATGGTGTCAGCGGGATCTTCTATGATCTCTGGAAGGGTGCAGTTGAGGGAACTAATGGCTATGTGCCTGTGTTTATCCCTTGGTTTGCCGACCCAGAGTATCGTGAGACGGTCCCAGAAAACTTCGAGCGTACCCCAGACGAGGAAGAGCTTGCGTCCAAGTTTGACCTTGATGATGAGCAGTTGATGTTCCGTCGTCGTAAGGTCGCACAGAACGGTCTCGACTTGTTCAAACAGGAGTACCCCTCAGAGCCTGAGGAAGCCTTCCTGACGACAGGTAGGCCCGTGTTTAACCCTGAGCAGCTACAGGCGTCTATGAGCGCTACACGGGACGTACAAGAGCGCCTAGCACTCGAAGGTGAAGACTGGTTGAATAACGTCAGAGGCGAACTGACGATGTACCGTCGTCATGACCCTGGTGAACAGTATGTCATCGGCGCTGACGTCGCTATGGGCGTCCGTGGAGGCGACTACAGTGTTGCCCAGGTTTTAGACAGTAAGAAGCGACAAGTGGCAACCTGGAGAGGCCATGTGCACCCAGACTACTACGCGACTGTGTTGTACCACTTGGGTCAGTTCTTCAACACGGCGTACATCATTGTCGAGAACAACGGTCACGGCCTTTTGACTTGCACCAGGTTAGCCAAAGATATGGCGTACCCGAACTTCTTTACTGAGGTTCAAGTAGACAAGCTGACGGACAAAGAGACCATCAAGTTGGGCTTTAGTACGACAGCAAAAACCAAGCCTCTAATCATTGACGAGCTACGAGCGTCTGTCCGTGAGAACGAGATAGAACTCAATGACAAAACAACGATCCGCGAAATGCTCACCTACGTCGTGACTGAGAGCGGATCTATGGAAGCTGAACCAGGATGCTACGACGACTGTGTCATGTCGTTGGCATTAGCCAATCACGTGCACGAAGGTGCCTGGGAGCCGATAGAGAGTGCAGATGACTATTACATTGAAATGGTATGATCACTATGGATAAAAAAGACTACAAAGCGGTGGACGACGATAAACTCGTAACGCTCCCACGCCCAGCGCACGACGGTAACTCCAAGTACGTCTCTATGGACGTCTATGATGCTGTCGAGAGCATGAAGGCTGCACTGCTTGAAACCTTTAGTACTGGCTACAAGACCGTGCGTTTTGCTGCACAGACTGGTGAGGACGTCCGTATCGCTGAGATCGCTACAGCCTACTGTGACTACGTGGCAAACCGTCAGAACAACCTATTTGAGGTTATGCAGTCTGTTATCCACGACGGTCTCATTGCACGTGCTGGTCTCTGTAAGGTTTATTGGGACGAGCGTGAAGACAGCTACCTAGAGCCTATCCAGGATCTGACCGAGGAAGAGTTTGACCAGATTGTTGCTCAAGACAACGTAGAGATCGAGGAAGTCGAGCAAGACGAACTTGGTTTGTACTCTGGTGATCTTCGTGTCTTCCAAGACACTAGTCAGGTGGTCATTGAGGCCATTGCACCTGAACAGTTCGTCATTGAGCCACAAGCCAAATCTTTAGACGACGTTGGCTTCTTAGGTCATCGCACGACCATGACAATCTCAGAACTACGTGAGGCAGGGTATGACGAAAAGCTCATTGCTAAGATCGGCGATCATGAAGACGTCGAAATGGAAACCGATCCAGAGGTCCTGGCACGTCACGAAGAGATTGGTCAAGACCGTGGCTTCAACGCTAAAGGTTTCCAGGATCAAGTTAGAAGCATCACTGTTTATGAACTATATATCGACATCGATCTCGATGGCTCTGGAATCGCTGAGACGTACAAAGTAATCAAAGCTGGCAACGTAGTGCTGCACAAAGAGAAGTGCACCTACAAACCGTTCTGTGCTTTTGTACCACTACCGATCCCACACTCGTTCTTTGGTTCCAACTTCGGTTCTAAGGTTATGCCAATCCAGACTGCACGTACAGTTCTGACACGGTCTATCTTGGATCACGCAATGATCACGAACAACCCACGTTACACAGTGGTCAAAGGCGGTTTGACCAACCCACGTGAACTTATTGACAATCGCGTGGGCGGCGTCGTCAATGTTTCTAGGCCCGACGCAATCAACCCGATGCCTCAGGCGCCCCTCAACCCGTTTATCTTCCAGACTATTCAGATGCTGGATGAAGACAAAGAGGACACGACAGGCGTCTCACGTCTATCCCAGGGTCTTAACAAAGATGCCATCAGTAAGCAGAACTCAGCGGCTATGGTTGAACAGCTGGCGACTATGTCACAACAGCGTCAGAAGTTCATTGCCCGTATCTTTGCAAACAACTTCTTGAAACCTCTGTATCAGCTGATTTACCAGCTGGTCGTCGAGATTGAACCACAAGCCAAGATCGTGGAGATCGCTGGTGATTACGTGGCGGTCAACCCAGGTGACTGGGGATCCAAACGTGATGTCACTGTCGAGATGCACCTAGGCTACGGTGAACAGGAGGCCGAAGCACAAAAGTACCTAGTGCTACATGGTCTGATGTCTCAGGATCCAACATTGTCAACAATGTACACACCTGAGAACCAGTACAATCTGATGACACACGTCATGGAACAGAACGGCATCAAGAACGTCAAAGACTACCTAACGCCGCCACAAGAGCAGCCACCAGAGCAGCCAGATCCAGCACAGGAGATGGCAATGCAGATGCAACAGAAGCAAATGGAGCTTCAAGAGCGTCAGACAGCGGTTGCCGAGATGAAGGCACAGATGGATGCCCAAGTTGCCCAGATGAAGCTACAGCTAGAACAGCTGAAAGCTCAGAACCAGTTCGCAATCCAGTCAGACAGTATGGATCTGAAAGAGGCGCAGCTGGAACACAAGCAGTTCGTCGACAACGAAGAACTGAAGATTGCGAGAACCGCAGACGACGTCCGCGCTATCGCTTCACCAACTGGGTAGACCTTAGGGTCTCCCAGGCCAATCAAAAGAGAGCAGCATGACTGAAGAAGAACTCATTCAGCACGGTGAGGACGCAGAGGTATTACTCAAGTCCCCAGCGTTTAACAACGTGGTCAACAAGCTAGTGGAACAGACGTTCCAAAACTTTGTGAACTCGAAACCAGAAGAGAACAAAGAACGCTCGATCACTTATTACCACTATCGCGCCCTAGTCGACGTGGTGAACACATTGAAGCAACAAGTTGCCATCCGCGACGAAGTGCTGACAAAGCGCGACAATAGCGAAGAGGAAGCATAAGGACCATGAATAACGTCCAAGCAGAAGCTACTCAACCACGGGCATTAGACGACATGTTTGATGCCTCCGAAGCCATTCTAGATCGTTGGTCAGACGGTGAGAACCTATCTGAAGAGAACGAAGAGCTAGAGGCGACTGACGACTCACTTGTCGGCGAGACAGACGAAGAGACGTCAGATACCTACGATGACGATGAAGACCTTGAAGAAGTAGAAGAAGATACCGAAGAGGACCCTGAAACGGATGACGCTGAAGACGAGGATGAACCAGAGACAGATCAAGAAGATGATGAAACGGAAGTTGAGTTGTCTGACGATACTCTGGTTGAAATACAAGTCGACGGTGAAGCCAAACAGGCATCCTTAAAGGATCTCAAGCGACTTTATGGTCAAGAGGCGTCATTAACACGTAAGTCTCAAGAAACAGCTGCCAAACGTAAAGAAGCCGAAGAGGCTTTGGCAAAGGCAGACATCAGCTATCGAAAGCTCCTGGAACGTGCTGAAGCGCGTATGAAGCCATATGCCGAGGTAGACATGCTGGTCGCAAGTCGACAGATGTCCACTGAGGATTTCGCTGCATTACGTCGTGAAGCCCAGGAAGCCGAGAAAGATCTCAAGTTCCTACAAGAGGAAGCAAACGCATTCTACCAGGAAGCCCAAGCACAACAACAGAAGCAAGTGCAAGAAGCTGCCCAGAATTGCGTCAAGGTCCTAAGTGAGCAGCTGCCCGACTGGGGTGATGAACTATACAACAACATCCGTTCATACGCAGTCAGCCAGGGCTTACCCCAGGAACAAGTCGATCAATATGTTGACCCCACGGTCATCATGATCCTCAACAAGGCACGTCTTTATGATCAGACAAAGGCCACAGCGGAAACAAAGAAAGCGAAGGCCAAAGTGATCAAGACAAAAGAAGGCACCCGTAAAGTACTAAAGACGAAGAAAGCACCTCGATCAGATGCCGACCTAAAGGTCCAGCGTCAGAAGAGTGCCCAAGACCGTCTACGGTCAAACACGAGCCGTTCTGGTGACCTAGAGGATATTGCTGATGCTCTGATGTCACGTTGGGAGCGATAGCACTCAACTCTTAAAATCAGAAGGTAACCAAAGTAATGGCTACATATACAACTTACGACCAGGTCGGTAAGAAAGAAGACGTATCGGACATTAACTAGAAATGGTGTCCTTTCAGCGTAAGCTGTCAAAACAAACCGTGTGAACTCAGGGAACATCCTACGGGACAATCCTGAGCCAAGCCTTGAGGTATCAAGGAAGGTGCAACGACCATCCAGAAATGGAGTAGGGCCAAGTGGCCCGAAGCGCACGGCCCCTGCAAAGGGTGATGATATGGTCTGATCTATATGGCATAACATATAGCTGTCGAAAGACGGTCTGGTATTAACGACACCAGGCGAACAACAAGCATTTCCGATATTACACCAACAGACACGCCAATGTTCACAATGATGCGTTCAGAGAAAGTCTCTGCTCGTACATTTAGTTGGCTTGAGGACTCGTTGGCCGCCGCTGCGGACAATAATCAGGTGGAAGGGGCCGATGCGACTATGGCAACTCTCACAGATGCCGTAGAGCGTACAAACAATACGGCCATCTTACATAAAGCCTTTCAGGTCAGTGCAACCTCAGATGCCATTGCAACATATGGTCGTGCGAAGGAAACTGCGTACCAACTTGGTAAGGCACTTAAAGAGATCAAGCGCGACCTAGAGCGTGCTTATGTCGGTGTCGACAACGCA